ACTCCAGATGAAGCAGAAGAACCAGTGACGCGCAAGTATTATATCGAAAATATAGAATATAAAGAAGTCCAAAAAACTCCTGTTACTATAGGAATGCAACCCATTTCAGAAGAAAACGAAGCAGAAGAACCAAAAACAGAAGAATAATCTAGTCCGTCCATCCGGCTCCTGATGCTTTTTTATACATATAGTATAGATTTTTACAAGCATCAGGAGTTTTTTAATGGCAAATATTAGTTCAAGAGATGAATTGGTTGATTATTCTCTCCGAAGACTGGGCGAACCAGTTATCGAAATCAATGTAGACAGACAGCAATGTTCAGATAGGGTGGATGAAGCATTGGAATTGTTTGCAGAACGACATTTCGATGGGGCAGAGAGAGCATATTTTAGTCATCAAATTACACAAGAAGATAAAGACAACAAATATATCGATACGAGTGCGTTAGGACCAACTAATGGCCCGACCGGGGATGGTCCAACAGGTAAAGATATTTTAACCGTTGTTCAGGTATTTCAATTTGGTACATTTGCAAATATCAACATGTTTGATGTTCGATATCAAATGGCGTTACATGATTACTTTGGTATAAATCGTGGTCTTGGTGCAAATAGTTCTATGGGTCTTGCGAAATATGATTCTACTAAACGTCATATTAATATGATACAGGACTTCTTTGACCCAGAAAAATTAATAAGATTCAATAAAGTTACAGACAGATTACATATCGACACCACAAAAAATGATTTGCAAGTTGGTAAATATGTAATCATCGAAGCATATGTTGCAATCCCTTTCGGAACTTTTACACAAGTATTCAATGATATTTGGTTAAAAAAATATACCACTGCACTTATAAAGAAGCAATGGGGTTCTAATATGTCAAAATTTGATGGTATTCAGTTACCCGGTGGTGTATCTATGAGAGGGGAAGCAATCTCACAAGAAGCAGATACAGAAATTCAATTGCTTGAGGAAAGGTTACAAACTGAATACGAACTTCCAATTGATTTTATGACAGGATAATAAATGGCTCGAAATCCATATTTCAAAGAATATTCTGGCGAACAGAACGTACTAGAAGACCTTACTATCGAAACTATCAAAACGATGGGGAAGGACATGGTTTACATTCCACGAACACTTGTGAATGTAGATGACTTATTTGGTGAAGATGTTCTTTCTAAATTTGATGATGGTTATCAATTAGAAATGTATATTCAATCTGTTGATGGTTTCGAGGGTGAAGGTGATATTCTTGCGAAGTTTGGATTAGAAATCAAAGATAGAGTAGAACTCGTTGTTTCCAGAAAACGATTTGAACAATCTGTTGGAGATTATGAAAGTATTACTCGGCCTAGAGAAGGTGATTTAATTTTCTTTCCGTTGAGCAAAACATTATTTGAAATCAACTTTGTTGAACACGAAAATCCTTTTTATCAATTAGGAAAACTTTACACATATAAACTATCTTGTGAGGTATTCTCATACAGCCAAGAAGAAATCGATACTGGTTATACTGATATTGATACGGTTGAAGAAGTACGCAAGAAATTCGCAGTCGAATTTGATATGGGAACAAGAGTTAGTAGTGATACTTATATTAATTTCTTTGAAGGTGAAACTGTTTATCAAGTATCTGGTGTTACGGGCGCGACTGCTGAACTTGCAAATGCAACTGCAACTGCTGTTGCAACCGATTGGGATGATGATGTAACTACACTAACACTAACAAATATCGTTGGTACAATTTCTACCAGTGATGGTCAGACCATTAAGGGTGCAGTATCAAGTGCAGAATACGAAATCAATAGCAGTACAACAACTACAGTTATTATACCACAAGAACCTCAAGATGATGCACCTGCCGGAGATAATGAAGAAATAGAATTCAATCGTGATGTGGACGACATATTTGACTTTACAGAAACAGATCCTTTCAGTGAAGGGAATTATTAATGTTTACACAATTTTACAACGAATCAATTAGAAAACTAATCATTGGGTTTGGTTCTCTTTTCAATGACATCAATGTCGAACGAAGAAACACAGACGGAACACTCAAGGAAACCATTCGCGTGCCACTTTCATATGGACCAAAAGAAAAGTTCATAAGAAGGATACAAGAAAGCAGTAGCATATCAGACCACTCTAAGGTGCAAATTACATTACCGAGATTGGGTTTCGATATTACAGGTATTCAATACGACCCAACAAGAAAAACAAATAAACTCCGCAAAACTAAAGCAGTTTCACAAGACGGATTGGCACAATCATACAACTATGCAGAAGTTCCTTATATCATTTCACTGGGACTTTATGCATTTTCAAGAAATCAAAATGACAACTTACAAATGGTAGAACAAATTTTGCCGTACTTTACGCCAGAATTTATTGTGTCTATGAAAGTAAATGATATAAACAACAAAGTAGATGTGCCCATAGTTTTAGGTAGTGTAAACACGGTAGAAGAATATGAAGGTGCATTTGATACTAGAAGAAACCTTACATCTACTTTTGAATTTACAGCAAAAACCTACATATATGGTCCAGTTAAATCTAGTAAGATGATTTTGCAATCAGAAATAGATATATTTGGGTCAGAAGAAAAATGGGACTATCCTGTAGATGGTGTACATGATTTACGAATAGGTATTACTGGTGGTTTCAGTGGTGGAACTGGTAGTGATAACCAAATTTATGGTGATTATTATTATGAATGAAAAGAAGTCAGTTGACGAAAAACTATCAGAAGCATTAAATACAGAATTCAAACCAAAAGAAGAACCAAAAGAACTCGCACCCAAACCGATACGAGAGATTGAGGTTGCAGCCGTTGACAGCGAAAAAGATTATTGGTTGGTTCGTAAGAACATGAAAGAACTCATCAAGCAAGGTGAAGATGCCATTGATGGTATTCTAAATGTTGCAACGCAAGGTGATGCTCCAAGAGCATATGAAGTTGCAGCCCAGATGATAAAGACCGTTGCAGAGGTGAACAAAGACCTCATTGATTTACACAAGAAAGTAAAAGAAATCAATAAAGAAGAAGTTAATATCAATAATACAACCAATCAATCAATTTATGTTGGTTCTACGAGTGATTTGCAAGACCTAATAAATGCAGAGAGAAGTCGAACAAAAGCACTCACACAAGATATTATTGATACAGAGATAGTAAATGACAAATAAATCAAAAGGTTATTTAGGAAATAAACAACTTAAAGAGGCTGGCGTTGATATTGAGTTCACTGAAGAACAGGTAGTCGAGTATATGAAATGTGCCAAAGACCCTGTATACTTTATTGAGAAGTATATTAAGGTTGTTTCATTGGACGAAGGCCTTGTTCCCTTTAAGTTATATGACTTTCAAGAAGACATGGTGCAAACGGTACATGAAAACAGATTCACCATTGCAAAACTTCCTCGACAATCTGGTAAGTCCACTACTATGGTTGCATACCTACTACACTACACCCTGTTCAATCAGAATATGAATGTTGCGATTCTTGCAAACAAGCAGGCGGTTGCGAAAGATATTCTCAGTAGACTGCAACTCACATACGAATACTTACCACTTTGGTTGCAACAGGGGATTGTAGAGTGGAATAAAGCATCCATTAAACTTGAAAATGGTTCAAGGATTATTGCATCATCTACATCATCTAGTGCTATTCGTGGTGGTTCATATAATGCAATTTTACTTGATGAATTCGCACATGTTCCTACCAATATTGCCGAAGAATTCTTCAATTCAGTATATCCGACAATTTCCGCGGGACAAGAAACCAAAGTGATTATGATTTCAACACCAAACGGATTGAATATGTTCTATTATTATTGGAAAGGTGCGACAAAGAAACTTGGCGAAGATGGTAAGAACGATTACATTCCAATTGAAGTAAGTTGGGATCAAGTACCGCAATATCCTGGTGGTCCATTACGAGATGAAAAGTGGAAAGAAGAAACTATTGCCAATACCAGTGCAGAGCAATTCCAACAAGAATTCATTTGCGACTTCTTGGGTAGTCAAAACACTCTGATTTCTTCTGCGAAACTTCGTGTGTTGAATTGGGCAACACCAAAAACCAAAGATGCAGACGGACTATGGATATATGAAGAACCGAAAGAAGATAGAGATTACTTCATTACGGTTGATACTTCCAGAGGTCAAGGAAAAGATTATAGTGCATTTGTGGTGATTGACGCTACAGAAATGCCATATAAAATGGTTGCGAGATACAGAAATAACACAATATCTCCTATGGTATATCCAACCGTTATTCGTGCTGTTGCAATGAGATATAACAATGCGGGTGTTTTGATTGAGATTAACGATATTGGTGGACAAGTGGCTGATATTTTACATCAAGACCTAGAATATGAAAATGTTATGATGACGACATATAAAGGTCGTGCAGGGCAAGTGATGAGTGGTGGTTTTGGTGGAAGAAGTTCCCAATCACAATTGGGTGTACGAACAACGATGCCAGTCAAAAAACTTGGGTGTTCTATATTGAAAAGTTTAATAGAAGAAGATAAACTTCTTGTAGAAGACGTTGATACGATAAATGAATTGATTACCTTTATTGCAAAAAAGAATTCATTTGAAGCAGATGATGGTCATACAGACGATTTGGTAATGTCTTTGGTGCTTTTTGCGTGGATGACCAGACAGGATTATTTTAAATCCTTAACTGATGCAGACATCAGAACACAGATATATGAGGAAAAAATTAGAGATATTGAGGATGAATTAATGCCGTTTGGTTTCATTGCTGACGAAGCAGAGGAAGGTGAATGGGATGGTGAAGATAGATGGTTTTCAATGTAGAAAACCAGAAAAGTATAAATATCAAGAATACAAATAGTATTGTTTGAAAATAAATAAGCAAATATCTTCAAGGAGATTCAAATGGCAAGACCAAATGTAACAGTTATAATTAATGACGAGAGTTTTTTCGTTCCAGGAACAGAATCTGGAGCTTCATTACGGGCAGGAATGCCATCATTTTATAATCTCATCCAAACGGTGGGATATACTGCGGAACGAAAAAGTGGTATAATGATATCTGAAAGTGTAGTAGATTGGATTGGTAGATTAAAATCAATCGACCCTGTAGGTATAACAGGGAGCGAGGATACTGGATTCCCATTTACACATGCTGGATTAAGTGGAAGCACGTTCGCTGGTGGAACATATGCTCGCTGGCCACAAGGCCCACAGGGTAATTGGGCAAACGAATGGTGGGCTGCACATAACTACCTCCAATATGGTGGTGTATTGATTGTGGGTGGCACTGGTTCAGAAAGTGGTCGAACACCAATTTCTGCATTACAAGATAAGCAAATTCCACTCGATATTGTATTTGGAGCTACGACAGGTGACCATGGTTCTAATATTGCAACTGTTTGTAGTACAAGAGAAGATTGTATTACCGTTTTGGGTGCAACTGGAGAAATTACTGCAGCTGATATGTACGATGGAATGAATGATGAATATGGTTTTAGTGTATTTGGTAAGAAACGACATTTGAATATTTTTAGAACATTGTCTGATGATGATTCATCAGATGATTATGTTGTAACGGATTGTGCCGCAGATGCCGCAGGATGTATTGCACGTTCCGATAAACTTAAAGACCCTTGGTGGTCCCCCGCAGGATTTTCTAGAGGTCAAATTCTTGATGTAATAAGTTTGGTAGAAAATCCCACGAATTCAGAAATGGATTCAATGTATGATAATGGGGTTAATCCTGTTGTAACTTTTCCAGGAGAAGGAACTGTGTTGTTTGGAGACAAAACTGGCGCACCCGATACAAGTACTTTAAGTAGAATTAATGTTTCGAGATTGTTCATCTATCTGAAAAAGACAATTGGTGCAGCTGCACGGACGAAACTCTTTGAGTTTAATGATGCTGAAACTCGATCATCGTTTGTAAATGCAGTTGTTCCTGTACTACGAAGAGTACAAGCAAGACGAGGATTATACGGATTTAAAGTCGTATGTGACGAATCTAATAATCCTGGTTCTGTTATAGATGCAAATCAATTTGTTGCTGATGTTTATGTCAAACCATCTAAATCTATTAACTACATTCGATTAACATTCACTAATAAAAATACAGAAGATATCTTAGGTTAATTCTAAGAAATTAAAAAGGAGTAAATTACAATGGCAAAGATGGATATAGAAACCTTCAAAACACAATTTGATGGTGGTACACGACCAAACAGATTTGAAGTAGATATACAACTTCCCCCTGGGGTTGGCAGCGGGAGCCTCAACAACATTTTAGTAAAAGCCGCTTCAATTCCAGCAGAAACTTTAGGAATTTTACAAATTCCATTTCGTGGTCGAGTAACAAAGCTTCCTGGGGATAGAGCATATGCAGAATGGACTTTCACCGTTATAGACGATACCACCCATATATTGAGACATGATTTAATTGATTGGCATCGCGCATTTAACAAGCATTTCGATAACGTACCCGTTTCGGATCAAACCTATGGTGGAGGAACGGCCAACATATTGGGTGGTGGTTCTCAGTGGTATACTTCTTGCACTGTGAAACAATTAAGTATGACAGGAGCGCCACACACATGTGTTGGTATGGCAAACTGTTGGCCTGTTGAAGTTGGTGCAATTGATCTTAGTTACGATACTGCTGATACCGCAACAGAATTTGCTTGTACTATTGCATACGATTACCTTACGCCTTGCGCTTCGGGTGATGACAATTCTGGCGATGCCTCATCAGACGGTGATGTTGGCACGGACGACTCTGATACTTACACGAATGGTATTCCAGATTCCTAAACAATGATTAAATTGTTATACATATGGTAACAATTATCATAAGGAATATATTATGCCAATGAAACTTTTTGGTTTGACAATAGGGAAAGAAAACCCAGTTGAACCGCTAGAATCAAAAAAACAAGAATCGTTCGTAGCACCAGACAGCTTTGACGGTACATATACATTAGAAACCGGGGGAGTTTTCGGGACACTCGTAGACTTCTCTGGTTCTATTCGTGATGAAAATAAACTAATTGAAAAATATAGAAACCTTGCTATGTTTCCTGAAGTGGACCAAGCAATTGAAGATATTGTCAACGAGTCTATTATCATGGATAAAGACCAAAAACCAGTAAAACTTGATCTTGAACAGACAGATTTATCTGATAACATAAAAAAGAAAATCCATACAGAATATGATGGTATTCTCAGAATGTTGAAATTTCATACTAAGGGTGTGGATTTATTCCGAAGGTGGTACATTGATAGTAAAGTTTACTATCATATTCTTTTAGATGAGTCTAATAAAGGTAAAGGTATTCTAGAACTTCGTGCCATTGATCCAGTTAAGATCAAGAAGGTTCGTAATGTTCAAAAGAAACAAGAGAGTGTGAATGGAACTCAAGTTGCCGTTGTTAAGAACGTCCAAGAGTTTTATCTTTACACAAACCTAGACAAGCAGTCAACTTTTCAGACCGCAGCATCAGGACTAAAGATTGCTCCTGATTCTATCTGCTATGTTCACTCTGGTATTATTGATTCAGGAACCAAGCGAGTTGTTGGATATCTCCAGAAGGCGATCCGTCCATTAAACATGCTTCGACAGACAGAAGATGCCACTGTAGTTTATCGTATCTCTCGTGCCCCTGAACGTCGTATCTTTTATATTGACGTAGGTAACCTACCCAAGCAAAAGGCAGAACAGTATCTTAAGGACATCATGAATCGTTACCAGAACAAGTTGGTCTATGATGCCAGCACTGGTGAAATCAAAGATGATCGTAAGCATATGAACATGCTTGAAGATTACTGGCTACCAAGACGAGAAGGTGGTAGAGGAACTGAGATCAGCACCCTCGATGGTGGACAGAACCTCGGTGAAATGGAAGACGTTGATTACTTCCTCAAGAAAGTATACCGTGCCTTGCACGTTCCTACCTCTCGAATGGATGCTGAAAACGGCTTCAACATGGGACGATCCTCTGAAATCAGCAGAGACGAACTAA